GAGGGCGCAGGCGTCCGCAAGGCGGGCGGTCGCGCCAAGCGCAAGGATGGCGGCGAGGTCAACTACGGTCCGATGGAAATGCCCGCCGGCAAGAAGGGCGCGTCCGAGGCCGAGCAGCGCCGCACCGAGAACTATCAGGAAAATCTTTCCAAGCCTTCGCGCGGAAAGGCCGGTCATTATGCTGACGGCGGCTATCTGAAGTTCAAGGGAGACCCCGTCATCCCCGGCATGAAGAAGGGCGGCAAGACCCAATCAGGCCGCATGCAGCGCAAGGATGGCGGTCGTGCCAAGAAGCCCGGCACGAACGTCAACATCGTAATTCAGACCAAGCCTGCGTCAGCGATGGGCGGAATGCCTTCGGATATGGGTATGCCTCCAATGCCGAAGCCTCCCGGCGGTGTCCCGGTCCCGATGCCGCCTCCCGGCATAAGCGCTCCCCCGATGGGCGGTATGCCGATGCCTCCGCCTGCCCCGCCACTTGGCGGCGGACTCCCCGGCGGGATGCCGCCGATGGCGCGCAAGGACGGCGGTCGCATCACCAAAGTCGCCAAGTCCTATAAGGACATGGAGGCGGGTGCCGCCGGCGGCGAGGGTCGCCTGCAGAAGACCGACATCGCCAAGACCGGCAAGAGCGCGCCGACCTACAAGAAAGGCGGCAAGGTCTACCGCTCCTACAAGGACATGGATGCTGGCGCAGGATCTGGTGAGGGTCGCCTCGAGAAGACCGAAATCCAGAAGCGCATTCACTGATCACCGCGACCGGCAGTTTCTCCCCCTGCCGGTCGTTTCACTTTGGGAGAACAAGGAGGGGTCTTTGTGTTAACGACAAGCATGGTCTTCAGGGCCGAGCTTGAGCAATTGCTTGCAAAAGCCGTTGCCGAACAGATTGAGATCATATCAGCGCCACACGCTCTGGTTGATTTCAGCGCATACAAACACCATGTCGGCGTCATCGCAGGGCTCAAAATAGCAATCGATCTTTGCGACGAGGCCAATAGCATCATCAACAAGCGCGAAAGGGGCGCGTGAATGTCAAACATCGCAATGTTGCACGAAAAAGATCCGAAGCAGGTGCTGATCGATCAGGTCGGCAAGGTCGTCAATAATCTGCATGTGTTGAACACACAAGTACTTGTCGCTGTCTACATCCGCCCGGAAAAGACCAAGGGCGGGATCATCATGGCAAATCAGACTCGCGATGAGGATCGGCACCAATCAAAGGTCGGATTAATCCTAAAAAAGGGCCCGACGGCGTTTGTCGAGGGCGAAGAAAAGAAATGGTTTGGCGATGTCAAGTTCAAGGAGCATGACTGGATCGTATTCCGCCCCAGTGACGGCTGGGCAATCACAATCAATGGCGTTCTGTGCCGGATGTTGGAAGACGTCTCGGTCAAAATGCTAATCAAACAGCCCGATGACGTTTATTGAGAGGGAAAAACATGTCTGACGACAACGATCACATTGAAATCGATTTGGAAGATCCCGCAAAAGTAGAAAAAGCGCCCGTCGACGACATCCAAGTCGAAGAAAAAGTCGAAGAAAAAATTGAAAAATCGGCGCAAAAATCCGCGAAAGACAAAATTGACCCCGAAGAGGGGATCAATGACCTCAAAACCAAGCTTTTGGAAGAGCAAAGGCTGCGTTTTGAGGCTGAAAACCGCGCCAGAGAGGCTGTTCAGCGCCAATATCGGGCTCAGAACGAGACTGAAGAGGCCAATTTTGCCCTTGTAGAGGGCGCGATGCGCACGTTGTCGGAAGAAAACGAGCACATCAAGGCGCAATATAAGGAAGCACTGGCGATCGGCGACTATGACAAGGTGGCCGACCTTCAGGAAGCAATGGCGGAGAATAAGGTGCGCCTGTCCGAGCTTCGGAGAGGCCACGAATATATGAAATCGCAGCGCGAAAATACGCGCCGTGAGACCCCTCCGCCTCCGCAGCCGGCAGATCCTGTAGAAGCTCTTGCCTCTAACCTGTCTCCGCGTTCGGCTGATTGGATCAGGCGCAATCCTGACTATGCCAAGGACCAGCGTCTGTTCCAGAAGATGGTTGCTGCGCATCAAATGGTGACGGCTGACGGCATTCAGCCTGATACCGACGACTATTTTGAGGCTATCGAGGACACCCTGAAGATACGCAAGACGCCCGAAAAGACCGCGCCGCCAGCCGACACTGACGACGCAACATTTGAGGCGGCCAAGCCCATCCAGAGGCGCGTAGCACCCCCTGCCGCCCCTGTCTCTCGCTCGAACAGCACGCCGACAAATCGGTCAAATGTTGTCCGCTTAACACGGGCGGAAATCGAAACTGCAAGAGACATGGGCATGACCGAGCAGGAATATGCCCGCAACAAGCAACTTCTCCAAAAGGAAGGCCGGATCTAGGAGGATCACAATGGCAAGCAATTTTCAGAAACAAGTGCAAGGATTGCCGTCCGCTTCGGCAGCGCCTGAACGCGCGCCGGTGCGCCCGGAAGTACGTGAGGAAAGTCCGCGTGATCGCGCAATGAAGCGTGCCGCAGAAATTCGCGGCCACGTCGAGAATCTTGATGAGGGAACCGACAAATTCTACGTCCCCCAATCCATTATACCGGATGGCTGGACGTATGAATGGAAGACGTTGACGGTTCTCAACGCTGAAAATCCTGCGCATCAGGTTGAATTGGCGCGCAAAGGGTGGGAAGCCGTCCCCGTCTCTCGTCATCCAGAAATGATGCCGCACGGGTGGAAGGGAGGGGCCATTCTGCGCGATGGCATGATTTTGATGGAGCGACCGAAGGAAATCACGGATGAGGCTCTTTCAATCCGTTACCGCCGGGCCCGTTCGCAAGTTCGTGCAAAAGAGGAGCAGCTTACTGCAGCCCCTCCGGGTCAATTTGAGCGCAACAACAAGGATTCTTCACTTGTAAAAGTGAAAAAGTCTTATGCGCCAACGGAAATTCCAAAGGACTGACGCCGCTTATTGAGCCGCCCTCGGGCGGCTCTTTACTTTTTGCCAATAATTTGTATTATCCGCTTAAATGGCACCCGGCGTTGCCGTTTCTTTCCTCCCCCGGCGTGGAGGATTAAACAAATCCCCGGTTCTTAGTCGCCCCGGCGCGCGATGATGGACTACTCCTTTCAGGAGGACTAACCGTCATGGCGAATACAAACGCGCCTTTTGGTTTTTCTCAGTATTCCGGTACGGGTTCTGCCCCGACCTATGAACAGGTCGCGGTGCAGATTGCTTACAATGCTTCCGCAATTTACTACGGCGACCCCGTAGAGCCTGACGCCAACGGCTTGGTTGTCCGTGGTGACGGCACGACTGCCGCTGAAGGTATCGCGGGCATTTTCGTCGGCTGCAAGTATCTCTCGGTCTCGCAGAAGCGCACCGTGTGGTCGAACTATTGGCCCGGCACGGACGTTGCTTCGACTTCTGTCGTCGAAGGCTACGTTATCAACGATCCGAGCGCCAAGTTCATCGTTCAGACCGGCGCGACCGGCGCTACGCAATCGACGGTAAACCTTAACGTCGGCTACGCAATTGGCTCGGGCAGCGCCGCCACGGGTCTTTCGGGCGCATCCGTCGATGTTACGACCGCTGCTGTAACAGCAACCCTTCCCTTCCGCGTTCTTAGTCTTGTTGTTGATCCTCCGGGTGCGCCCGGCACGGAATCGGGCGCATACAACCGCGTGATTGTCGCGTTCAACAACGTCACGACCAAGAACCAGACCGGCGTCTAAGAGGAGTAAGGACCAATGGCTGTTAATCTTTCGGCTATTAAAGACCTTCTCCTGCCCGGTCTCCGTGGCGTTGAAGGCAAGTATGAGCAGATCCCGTCGCAGTACGACAAGATCTTTGCGAAACATACTTCCAAAATGGCCCTTGAGCGCACCGCTGAAATGCGCTTCCTTGGCTATGCTCAGTTGAAGACTGAAGGCGGTCAGACGGCGTTTGATAACAACGCCAGCGAGCGTTTTGTCTACAACCAAGAGCACAATGAGATTGGTCTCGGCTACGCGATCACGCGCAAGGCCATCGACGACAATCTGTATAAGACGCAGTTTGCCCCGTCAAACCTTGGCCTCATTGAATCCTTCCAGCAAACGAAGGAAATCTATGGCGCAAACGTCCTGAACACGGCCACGACGTACAACGCCAACATTGGCGGTGACGGCAAAGCCCTCTGCGCGACGGATCATCCGATCGACGGCGGCACTGTTGCCAATAAGCCGACGACCGATGTGGAATTGAACGAGGCGACCCTGCTCAACGGGCAGATCGCCATCCGTACCAACTTCCGCGATCAGGCTGGCCTCAAGATCTTCGCGCGTGCGCGTCGCCTTGTAGTCCCCCCGCAGCTGGAGCCTGTCGCAATTCGTCTAACGAAGACGGAACTGCGCCCCGGCACGTCTGACAACGACGTCAATGCGATCATGATGACCGCCGGCGGCCTGCCGGAGGGCTACATGGTCAACGATTATCTGACGGATACCAACAACTGGTTCCTCCTGACGAACATTGACGGTCTGGCCTATATGGAGCGTGTTAAGTTCGAAACCGACATGCAGGTCGATTTTGTAACTGACAATCTTCTCGTAAAAGGTTACGAACGCTACAGCTTCGGTTACTACAACTGGCGCTCAATCTACGGCTCGTTCCCGACCTGATGATCACGGGGCGAGGCAAGTCCTCGCCCTTCTTCTAGGTGCATAGATCGCGTTGACCGGCCTAGCGGACGCTGCACAGACAACGCGATCATATCGTGCAGGAGACCCTCATGGGTGTTTCAACATGGACCGGCCCCATTAAGGCTGGTGACGTTCTCAGTACGACTGGCACGACTCCGGGTTCCGTAAGGAATGTCGGTTTTGTCGTAATGGCTCAGACTGCGTCTATCACGCAGGCTGGCACTATTGCTGCCACGGCAACGGGTATCTGTATCCCCGCAAAAAGCCACATCATCGGCATTCAGGCTTTGAATACTGTTGCATGGAGTGGTGCGTCTACCAACCTTAGTGTTGGCACGTCGGCTACGGCAACTGAGCTTGTCGCTGCGACATCTCTCGGTGCTGTTGGCATCACGACGCTGACGCCCGGCACAGACGCCACGAAGACTGCTTTGTGGTCAAATGTCGGCAACACTGACGTTCTCATCTACGTGCTTTCAACAAACACTGGCACGGGCGTTGGGGACATCATTGTTCGTTACATTCAAGCTGAAAACGCCTGATAGGAGGCTCTCATGGGTGCATACAAGGGTAAGGCTTCTACGATCACGGAAGCCGAAATGAAGTCCCAGTCCCCCGCCTTCAAAAAGGGCGGGAAGGCTGACAAGAAAGTTATGTCGGAAGCTTCGATGGGCCGTAAGGCTCGCGCATCCGGCGGCGGTCTTTTGTCGTCAGCAGCGTCAGGTACGCCGCGAGGCAAAGCCTCTCAGTATTGATCTGCGCCCCTTCCTCGCGGATTGGTAATGAGCTACGGGAGGCCTTGAGCCTCCCGTATTGCAATGGAGAGAGCTATGGCGAAGACGCCTGCTTGGCAACGCGCAGAGGGGAAGAACCCAGAAGGCGGGCTAAACGAAGCTGGCCGCAGATCGGCCAAGGCTCAAGGTATGAATTTGAAGCGACCGCAGCCTGAAGGCGGCTCGCGAAAAGATAGTTTTTGCGCTAGAATGACAGGCATGAAGCGCAAATTGACCGGCTCGGCAAAAGCTGCTGATCCCGACAGCCGCATTAATAAAGCACTGCGAAAGTGGGATTGCTGACATGGCAGAGAAGCCGTTCTGGGAAAAAGACGCCCCCAAAGACGCCAAAGATCGTAATATGAGCCGCCAGCAGGTTAAAAATGCCAAGGCTCGCGCCCGCGCCGCTGGAAGGCCGTGGCCGAATTTGGTAGATAATGTAACTGCGATGCGCGCAGGGAAGAAGGATAAGTGATATGCAAGCGAGAACGGTCTCTGTTGGCCCTGTCACTGCCGCAGTAACGACGCAAGTCTGCGCTTCTCAGACGCCTGATGCT